AAGCCGGAAGCGATGAAGCCAGCCACGGTGCTGATGTAGCCTCCGACGGCCGCGTCACCGAAGGTCATGAAGCCGAGGCCGACGCACGAGGCGATGAGACCGGCGACGTAGACCACGGTGCGCACGCCCTTGGAAAAGACTGGCGTGTAGGCGTCCGGCTGCTGGTTGTCCTGACCGTCCTCGCGCTCGTTGGTCAGATTGTTGACTGTGGTCTCCAAAGTCGTGGGCGCTGCATGTTGAGCCATATTAAACCTCCTTAGAATCGGTTTTGATTGAGTGCCGTCTGCAAGGCGCGTGCGGTCGCAGGGCCGAAGCTCGCATCCTGCGCCAGACCGTAATGACGCTGGATGGCCTTGATGGTGGCCGGACCGAGCAGTCCGTCCACTCCGCAGCCCAGGCGACGCTGCACGGCACGGATCAGATCACTGCCGCCAGACCCGTAGCGGACCACGCTCGAATCGATGGCCGGACGCGCGTAGGTCCTGCCGTCCGGCACCTGCTGGCCGCTGATGATGCCATCCACCGCAGTGCCCATCACCTGCTGCCAACGGCGCACAGTGGCCGGACCCACATTGCCATCCACCGCGATAGCACCGGAAACGGCAGCCTGAGCGGAAGACTGGGCGCCCATATAACGTAGGTAAGCGTTCCATGGATAGTTGTAATAGGCGCGGATGTTGGTTTCGCGGCCCGTCTGGTCGCCCGCCCTGCCGTATGCGGTGCCGCGCTCCGAGATGCTTGCCTGCGCGAGCCTGCCACCGCCCAGATACACGGCCACGTGATGCACATCATTAAGCAGGATGTCACCAGCCTGCGGATTGCCGTCCGCGGGCAGACGAGTCCAGCCACGCTTGGTCAGATTGTCGGACAAGTTGCCGGTGTAGGTAGCCGAGCCGGTATCGAAACCAGCCTCCTTGAGACAGTGGATCACCAGACTGGAGCAATCGCAATTACCCCCCGAGGGATTGAAGTTCCAACGGTCCGCCTGCGAATAGCCCAAGTTTGCCACGGCGCACCAGTAGCGCATGCGGTTGATCAAAGTGCTGACGCTTGCCATGTCTAGTCCTCCAATCCTTCCACGGCCTTGGCCGCATCCTCCTCGGACACGATCGGAATGCTCTCGGGCGGCAGACTGTCGCCCTGCGGTGTCATTTCCGGCGTCATGGTCACATCGATCACGACCGCCTCCTTTCCGCCTCTTTCAAGGCAAACGAAAAGGCCACCACTGAAGTGATGGCCCTGAAAATCGGTGTCAGCGCATGTGAGCGCCGTGATTAAAAATGAGAATGAGCGCGAGGAGAATCAGGTAGGCTCCTCCCGCGATGGCGAGGTGTGTCATTGCCGTTCCTCCAAGTATTTTTCGGCGGCGTTGACTATCCAGCATTGCGCGTCGAGTTTTTCGAGCTTAGCCAGCTCGTATCGGACGGCCTCGCTGTGGTCGTGGCTTTGGTCACCGTAAATCAGTGAAATCAGCGTGTTTTTTATCGTGTCCCTGCACAATTCGTCCAGCCGCCCGTCAAACCGTTCGGAACGTTCGCCGAGCTGCCTCGTCTTAGCGAAATGCTGGGAAAGCACGCTGTTATACGGCAAGCGCTCGGGATTGACGTGGGCATACAGCCCAGTAGCCAATGATTCGAGCGCTCCCGGCCAGACTTTCAGGCCGAGCGTGATGACGGCGCACGCGCCACCCACACCACCAAAACCCGCTAAAAACGTTTGAAACACATCACATCTCCTTGAAATCGTTTAATCTTTTGGCATGGTGTCGCCATCGAAATAATTGCCCGGCAATCCCAACGAGACGAGCTGCTGCCACTGGTCTTGAGGCACGCACAAGCCCTTGCTCAGATTGACCGTGCAATTGTTCAGCCCGACGAAAATGCCGTGAGTGGTGCTGGCGGCGGTGAAGACGTAATCCACGCGACCATTCGAACTGACCAGCCCACTATCGCTGCCATTGGTGGTGAGACGCAAGCGCGGATTGTCGCCACTCGTGGACAGCATGTAACAGACGACGCTCACATGGTATTTCACGCCCGCCGTCAACTCCGTGAAGGTGATGTCCGATGGTGTCGTGGACGTCGTCTTGACGCTCACACCGTCTTTCGGCATGACGCAGTGATTAACGATGGGAGTCATGCCACCACCCCCATAGGGGTTAGGCGAGTGGCATCGTATCCCCGTCGAAAAAGTAAAGGCTGTCGAGCAGGGTCTTGTTCGCCTGGTATTCGCCCAGCTCGCACATGACCATGTTCCACACCTTGACGGTCGGACTGCCGGACACGACCTTGTATCTCAGGCTCATCGGATTCGCGATCGGGGACGTGAAGGACCATCTGATGCGTTGGCTCTTGCTGAAGGTGCCCGGACAGTTGTCCACCGTGACGGAGCCGCCCGACACGTCCAGCCAGACCGTGCACCAGTATGTGGTACCCGGAGTCTTCCCGACGGTCGTAATCGGCGTGTACTCGTCCGGTTCCAGCGTGACGTGGGCGCGTGGATTGCTTATCAGGTTCGTGACCATCATCGGACATCACCCGCCCGACGGACCGCCTTAATCGCGTGGCATCGTGTCCCCCGAGAAGAAGCCCGGAAGCCCCCCCCCACGGCTTTATCGTAAGTGTCGGCCGATTCGATGAGGATTTCGCTCATCATGCCGATCAAGCCGACCTCCCTCCCCAATTGCATCCTGACGAGGAGACGCTGGCATCCTTCCGGAATCGTGATCTCGGAGTCCACCGTGAGGGTTTGCCCGTCGGCGACCGGCTTGTTCAGCAACTTCTCCCACGAGGAGTTGACGTTGCTGTAGACGATGAAATTGGCGGCGGCCTTCTGCGCGTATATCCTGGCGTGCACGTGATACGTGCCAGCCGGTGGGATGAGGCCGTCCGACAGTGAGAATTGTCCGAAATTATCGCCGGCCGCGACGCTGGTGGCCCGCACCCAATTGCGGTTGTTCACGACCAGGTAGTCGATCTTCGCGTTGTTGCCCGTCTCGATTTTCATGGTGCCGGTGATGAGCGGGTCGGGAAACCAGTTAATCCTCTGCATTCGCAGCCTCCTTATCAAGGCTGTTATCGAGACTGTCGAGCACATCCTGCGGGATCAGTTTCATGGCCGCCGCGAGTTGGCTGTTCAGGATTGCGTTTTGCTTGTTGAGAGTGCCGATTTGCGCGGAAAGAGAGTCGATGACGTCGTTCGCGTCGGCTGGAATCTGCTGAGTCAAAATATCTCCTTTGAAATGCGAAACCCCCGCAATCCGTGTGGATTGCAGGGGTTGAAAAAATTGGAATGCTGGATTAGTCGGCGGCGGTCATCGTGTCGATACGAGTCACGGCCTTAAGCTCGTCCAAGGTGAGGGTGCGTCCGAGATTCGTCTTCACGTCCGTCAAAGTGACGGACGCGCCGGAATCATCGAAGGTCGCAAGCACGCCACGCTGGTAGTCGCGCCACGATTCGGTAGTGCCGTCAGCGCTGGAAAACTCCAATCCCAATCGGCACAATTCCGCTCGCACCGACTCCTTCGGCGGACGCAAATCAAGCACGCCAGACGGCTCAGAGGGCGTCACGGCAGTAGTGGTATCGGTAGTGGTCTCAGTGGTCACATCGGCCATAATCAATCTCCTTATTGTTGGTTGTTTTGAGGTCGTGGCATGAGGGATTGGTAAAATCTCTCCTCGCACTCGTCCAGATTTGATTGACTGGACTCGTCATTGAGGAAATCGTCAAGACCCTCAATGTTTTTGGTCATGCTTGTGTCAATGCCACTCGACGGCTCCTCATCGGAGTCATCAACGGACAGTGTGGCAATGAGATTCGCGTCCGTCTCATTCGACATGACCGGCAGATTCATGCCCTCACGCGCCTGATTGCGCGCGGCGGTCAGCGGATCGTCCAACACTTCCCCATCGGCGGCGAGCATGCTCACACTGGTGGCGGAATCCGCCAAAGCCGCCTCCAACGCCTCGAACGCTCCAGTCCACACGCCCCTGCCGGTCTTCGAATCGTATCGGCTCGTGTCCTCCCTGCCCTGCATGATCGCCGCTACCGCCTCACGGGTCGAAGCCAATCCGAGCAGCGCCTTCCACGAGACGAGCACGTCGGGCGTGAACACGAAACTGTCCGCTCCGTTTATGGGCGGATTGCAGCGGATGATACACAATCCGTTATCATCCATTTCAAAAGTCGCTGACAAGATTTCCTCCAATCATTTGACCAAATAAGCCAGGAATTCCGCGTAAACATCCACCGGACAAGGCTGGTCGGCGTTATACAGCTTCAATGTGAAGCCGCTCTGACCGCCCGTGTTCATCGGGTGCGCGATGATGCCCGCCCATTGTGAATCCGCGTTCGCGACGACGTAATAGTGGCCGTATTTCGTCGGGCTGAACGTGCAATCGACTTGCATGGAAGCGCCGGTCGCAATCTTCGAGCCGGGATTCGGATACCACGCCTTCCACGCAGCCTGGGCATGGAACGTAGAACGGTTCGTGATGCCGCCAAGATAGCCGCCGAGATACACGTATCCGGTGCCGATGTTCGCGCCGACTCCGACCTCGCCGTTCGCGTCTTGCGCTTCGAGCCAGCACTCCGAACCGTTCGCGCTATCGCCGGCCAGAGTGAGGAAAGCGCTGCTTTTCTTGCTCTCGTCCGGCTCGTCGTAATCCGTGTTCGCCACGGCATGCACTCTGGATGTGACGCCGCCGCTGCCGGTACCGCCTTTCTTGCGCGGCTTCGATCTGAGAGACAGGAACGCGGCGGGGTCGTTCTTGCTCACGTGTCCGCTCCACAAGTCCAGTTCGCCCATCGCGCCGACCTGATTCGACTGGATGACCGATGCGATGGCTGGATGACTGTAGTAGGCGGTGGAACCGTTGTATGCGGGGAATTCCAATCCGTCACCAACGAACGTCTCCGAACCTCCGATGATGTACGACTGGTAGTCGGGGCTGATGCGCACCCTGTGCCCGCTGATGCGGGTTTGGAAAGTGCCGGTCAGCAGATTCGACTTGCCCTCACCGTCCAAATAGACGGTCTGGTTATGAGCCGAATCCCACATTTGCAATGCGGTCGAGTTGAGCTTCATGCCGGTGTTCTCGGCCTCGGAGCTTTGGAAGACGGCGCCGGTGAACACGTAGCCTCGGAACTGGCCTGCCGCCACCTTGTCGGACGTGATAGTGCCAGCCGCGATCTTGACGGCCGTCACACTGTTTGCCGCCAGCTTGTCGGCTGTGATGGCACCAGTCACAATCTTGGACGCATTGACCGAATTAGCGGCCAGATTGTCGGCGTTTACCGCGCCAGCAGCCAAAGCGGCAGTGGTCACGGCATTAGCCGCAATGTCGCCCGCTTGAATCTTGTGGACGTTGAGCAGCGCCACGGTCATATCCTCGGTGACCTTGAGCTTGCCCGTGGTCACGGAATTGGCCGCGATCTTGTCGGACGTGATGGCCAGTGCGACGATGTTCCGAGCCTGCACCGAGTTGGCGGCGAGTTTCGCGGCGGTCACCGCGTCAGCCACCAGCTTTTCAGTGGTCACGCTGTTTGCTGCGAGCTTGTCCACCGTGATGGCATTGGCTTTGACCTTCTCGGCGGTCACGCTATCGGCGGCGAGATGCTTCGCGGCCACCGTCCCAGCAGCGAGGATGTTGTTCGCCACGAGGTCGAATGGCTCGAAGCGCGTACCATCCCAAGTCAACACTTCCACCACGCGGTCAGCGAGCGGCACCAAGACGCTTGGTGAAGCGTTCGGCGTTCCCTGCCAATAGGTGTAGAAGTCGGCCAGCATGGACGGCGAATTATTCTTCTCGTCCTTCCAGCGAGTCCAATACTTCTGCGTCCTCCACCACATGTCGCCCGGCTTCAAGCCATCATGATTCGGCTCGTCGGGGCCACGGTAGATCAGATTCTTGCCATCCGCGGTGGTCTGCGCCTTTTTCGCGGCGGCCTGAGCCTGATTCGCCTGAGACGCGGCATTAGCGGCAGCAATATTGGCCTTGTCTGCCGTATCCTGCGCGGTCTTCGCAGCCGTATTGGCCTTGACGGCGGCGTTCGCGGCGTCGGTCGCGGCCTTATCGGTCACAGCCACCCAAGCACTACCATTCCACCTTTTCGGCGTGTTCGCACCATTCGTGGTGTCAATCCAGAGGGTCGAAGCCTTGCGCATCGACGTATCCGGCGCCGTGCTCTGGATCAGCACGTCGGCCTTGCCGTTCGCCACGCCAGCGGCGGCAGCTGCTGCGGTATTGGCCTTCTGGGCTGCATTGGCCGCATCGGTGGCGGACTGGGCCGCGCTATCGGCGGTGGCCTTGGCCTGAGTCGCCACGCTCGACGCATTGGCAGCAGTGGTCTTGGCATTGGCCGCGTCCGTCTTGGCAGCATTGGCCGAAGCGTTGGCGGTGTTAGCCAGCGTCTCCGCATTGCCAGCGGTCTTCTTCGCAGATTCGGCTGCGGTCTGTGCGGCATTGGCGGCATCCTTGGCCTGACCGGCGGTCGCGGTCGCACTTTTCGCAGCAGCAGTAGCAGCATTGGCGGTGTCCTGAGCGGTCTTCGCTGCACCATTGGCCGTGTCAGCCGCGCCCTGCGCGTTTTTCGCTGCGGCAGTGGCATTCTCAGCAGCCTTCTTCGCGTCGGTGGTCTTCGCGGCGTTATCCGCGATGTCGGACTTCGCCTGAGCGATTTCGTCGGCATTGCGCTCCACGTCGGCATAGCCGAGATGGTTCCATGCAGAGCCATCCCAGACAAGCGTGTCAATCACACGATCAGACAATGGCACAAGCACGCTGGGCGAGGCGTTAGGCGCGCCCTGCCAGTACGTGTAGAAGTCAGCCAAGAGGCTCGGTGAGGCGTTCTTCTCTCCCTGCCACCTCGTCCAATACCTCTGCGTCTTGAGCCACAGGTCGCCGACGATCAGATTGTCCTTCGGCTCGTCCGGCCCGCGAAACGTATGGTTCTTCGAGTGGGCCTCGGCATACGCCTGGGCGGCGGATTCCTTGGCCTTGCTGATCTCGCCATTCGCGGTGGTCAGGTCGCTCTTGGTCTGCGCGATATCCTTCTGCGCCTGCGATAGGTCGGATTGCGCCTGCGTGAGCGTCTGATTCGCCGTGTCAAGGCTGGTCTTGTTGGCTTGGATGTCCTTCTGCGCCTGATCGAGCTTGGCCGTATTATCCTTCAACGCCGTCTGATTGTCAGCCAAATCCTTCTGAATCTGCTTGACCTCATCAGGCGAGACGGCGGAAGCCACGGTCACAGTGGCAATCGCAGACCAGTCAGACTTATTGCCCGCATGATCCACGGAGCGCAAGGCATAAGAGCGCTGTGAGCCAGCCGTCAGGCCGGTGACGACGTAAGCGCCCTGCCCCGACTGATTGGCGCTGATGACCTGCATTCCAGCGGCATTGACGCCCTCGCACACCTCGATATGGTCGAAATCCGATTCCATCGACGCGCCAGTGGATGTCTTGCCGTCCCAGTGGACGGTCACCACGCCTAGCTTGGATGAGACTGTCGGCTTGGAGGGCACTGAGCACGGCGTCGTATCGGATTCGACGGTGGCCACGACGATGCTCGACCATTCGCCAAGCTTGTCCGAATACGTCGGCACAGCCCTGACGCGCACCTCGATTTGCGTGCCGCAATCCAAGCCGCCGAAACCGAGCTGCGTCTTATCGGTCGTGCCGGCGGAATGCCAGGGCGCGCCATCCACGTGCTTGCGCCACTCGACCGTATAGGTGGAGATTTCGATTGACGTGTCATTCGTGGCCTGCGTGACCGCACTCCACGAGGCCGTGGCCAGACCGTGGGCGTACCCGTCCGACCCAAGGTAGGCGTCCGTCTGCACCACAAGCCCAAGCGGAGCCTTCGGCACGCGATGGTCACGTTCCGAAGAGGCGGTCGTACCGCCCTCACTTCCAGCCAATGACGCGCCACCCGTGATGCCCTTGATTTTCTTCGCCTGACGCACGCTCGCGTCGTATTTGATGTCGTTCAGCGCGATTGACGCGCTCAAGCCCTCGCCCTGGCGCATGCTCAGGTCGATTTCCTGCACGCGCACCTTCTCGCCGTGAGTGACTGTTGGCGCGGTAATCCAATCGCCGGCGTGGAAGTCGATGAGCGGTAGATCATCCACGCCGGAAGTCACCAGATCGCGCGTGTACTGGCCGCGTACCCTAGCCGCATCATCAAGCGTGGACTGCATGAATGCCTGCGCGGTATCCTTATCGGACACGCCACCCTGCGAGCTATAGGATTCCCACTTGCCCCAAGGCGTCGGAGCAGCCGGATTGTCCATGCGAAAAAGCAGATTATTGTCACCCTCGACAAGGATGGTTGATGCCAGGTCGGCGATGGACTCCTCGAATGGGGCTTCGCTGATGTCACGCGCCAATTGCAGCACAATGCTCTCGCTCAGGTCACGGCTCAAGGCGGTGCTGTCCGCATTCCAAAGCTTGAGTACCCTGCCGCTTGTGCGCCAGTCGCAGCCGCCACCATTGACCAGGGCGTCCAGGATGGTCTGCAAATCAGTGCCGAGCGAATAGTACAGAGTGTACTTTTTTGCCCAATTCCTGCCAGCCGCGTCCTTGGCCGTGTCGAAGCCCAAGGTCAGACCAGTGGCCACGCCACCACGCTGACGATTTTCGTCCAGCAAAGTCTTGAGAATCGTGCCCGGATTAGAAGAATAAAAAGGCCTTTTACCCTTGTTATCGCCATCGGCGATGAGGTGCGACGAATCATTGTTTTCGGCCTTGGACAGCAGCCAGCCAATCGACTGACCGGAATAAGTGATGGTCTTGGTACGGTCATCCGTCTTGCCGGAGCGGCCCGTGATGACGAATCGCGCATTATCCGGCTCACGATAGCCGCTGCCGTCCGACACCTCCACTGCCACTTCGAGGCCGTCCGTCAGCTCTCGGTCGAAAGCCTGAGCGTCACCGGACAGCAGCGAGTATTCGAGGGAAAGCGCGCCGTCATCATTGTGGAGCATCGAGGCGCTGAAGCTCACCGGCTCCGCCAGCACACCAAGTCGGTCACCGAAAGGCCGATAGGCCACCAGACGAGCATGCAAAGACTTGCCCATGATTAACTACTCCCAGGATTGCAAAACCGGCAGGTCACCTTGTCGGCGCTGCCGGTCTGTTTGATTGCGAGGCGATAATCGCCAGAATCGATCGCGGGCCACACTTGCAGTGGCTCCGTGGTCCAGTCGATGCCATTCGACGCATCCGTACCACCGGACCATGCGTCGGCGTTGGCCGCCGTCCACGCCTTGCGATTGGTTGCATCGACGAAAAGGTAAGGTCGTGAGGCGTCGCGTTTGCCGCCCCACATTAGATTCGTGCCACTTATCGGGTCACTGATCGTGACGGCGGTTGCGGCACCGAAGCGCAATACCAGCGTGCCGATTGGCGCATTGGAAAGCCAGCCCTCGGGGATGGTGTCGAAAAGCTGCGAGGGCGAGGCGTTCGGCAATCCAGCCCAACGCGTCCAATACCCCTTGTCGCTGGGCTTGGCGACACTACCGGCCATGAGGCGCCCGCCAGTCGCGTCCAAGGTGCGCTCCTGCCACTGCTCCCCCTGCCAAAAAACATCCGGCAGTTGAAATACTGCAGTGGCCGCGCGGTGGTCATCCCACGGAATCTCGTCACCGTCCGGCTGACAGGACGTGCACACTGCGCTTGCAGTCATGCGCCGAGTCCAACCGGACACCGTGTCACGCTCCACGCGCGTCAGCTTGGAAGCCAAACGGCAGAGCCTATAGAAGCGATGCATCAGCACGTCGGAGTCAGGGCCATTGGTGATGAATTTCAGCGTGATTTCTGGCGCATCGAAAGCCACCGGACCAGCAGGAAGCATCACACCATTCCGACCATTCACGGTCACGGAATTAATGCGCGGGCTGATGCTCGTGAAATGGGTGGTGCCGACTATCAGGCTCGCATTGTCCCCGGTCAGATTCTGACCTTCGATGAGATAATCCGTGAGAATCATCGACTACCACCCTTTTTTCACTTGTGTCACCATTGCGGCATTGCCGCCGTCTGCAATTTCTGCTGCGTCGAAATCGACGTGGGCGCGATCGCCGGATAATTGAACGTCTGCGTGACATACGTGGCACCGGCACCGCCATTGCTGACATTCGCCCTGCCGGACTTCGACGCATCCAC